CTGTCCTACCTGTAAAGAACATTGTTCGCAAGTTGAAGAACTATGTGTTGAATGTAGTGATTAATTAGTACTTAGAATAATTACTGGATTATGGATAGTTAGCTATTATCCAGACAGGCAGACACCCTTGTACTGCTTTCCAGTATTTTTTTTATCGATACAAGAATATAATAGCAATTATGGCAGTTAATTAATTTATTAGGGGATTTATCCCTAATTTTAGGGGATTTATCCCCTTTTTTACCGAAGAGAAAGTAAATTAATTGCTTTAATTAAAAAACTTAAAGCATATAAATACAAGAGGTTGGTTGGAGATGAATGAAATTAACCAATAAAACATTAGAGGAATTAGGGTTTACTAAAGAAACCACAGATATATATGGGGAAGAAAGATACTATTGGTTTTATTTTGTTCGTTGGTATAACAATATTGAAACCTGCTTTGATGATGAGCTGGAAGATGGTGGGTTTTATATACATTGTTTTGGGAAGAAAATTTATACCGCTGAAAAAGTTAAAGCCTTGCTGGATATATTAGATTTGGGAGATGAATAATGAGCAAAAAATTTATTAAGTTAAAAATATGAAGAAAAATAATAAAATGGAAATTCTGATATTAAAATCTTGGTAAATTACCCTGCAATACTAAAAATATAAGAGAAAATAATAAATTGAAATTACCCTGTCAACGATTCAATATAAACTTCACTATTCCTGAGCCAATTACTGAACAAAATATTTCAGATTGGATAAAAATTAATTTGCTAAATGAAAAATTACCCTGCAATATCAAAAATATAAAGCTAAATAATAATTTCAAAATTATAGAAAAAAATAATAAAATAAAATTTCAAAAAAAAATCGACCTGAAAACAGCCAAAAAATCGAAGTTTTATATCCTGAAAATTTAGACTTGTCCGAAATTATCCCAATTAAACAGCCTGTCAATATATCAATTTACGCACCTGTTGAGCCGTCTAAGGTTATTAAATTACTAAATTGTGTATTATATCCAGTAATAAAAGATACGGCTTTAATTGAGCGTATAAACATACAATATAGTAATAAAATTATAGGGCTTTGGATATGTATTAATTCCGTGAATTAAACTAAATTATTTAATGTTGTTTTTATGTCTGTTTTTCTATTTTTACCCTTTTTTTTAGTGGATAAGATTATTTAATTAAATTTAGGTATTATTTTATTTAAATTTAGGCTTTAAATTAGGTTCTAAGCTCTTGAAAATGTTTTTTGGTGGTAATATATGGATAAAAAAAAGCCCTAAATGAATAGGGCTTTAATTGGTTATTAATTAAGGTTTAATTTTCGGATTGATCGTATAAATAATCGATAAAATTTTGTAAATTTTCGTCCTCCGTAAAATCTGTATTATATTGTAATTTATCTTGTTCAAAATGTCCCCCGTTGCAAGTACCTGCAGAAACTAAAAATAAGTTATTAAATATTTTAGTTTTCAATAGTGTTGAAACATCTCCGTTTATTTCTACATATCCATAATTTTTAATTATATTCATTATTATTATTCCTATTTTATTATTTATTATTAGTTAATATTACAGCTATTATTACAGCCGTAATCATGTATAAAACATTAATTAAAATATATGGGTTGAGAATGTAATCAATCATTATTAATCGCATGTAATAACTCTATATCATTCTCATCAATATATTCCCTTAACTCCTCAAGTTCTATTAGTTCGCCGTAACTTATACACTCATTACGAAGCTCAATTCTTAACTCTTCCAGCCTTTCATTTATTTTTATTACATCTGTTGGTAATTCATTATTGACACGGTATAAATCATTATCTTTGTAATTTTCTTTTAATTCCATTATTTTACCCCGTTAAATAAGAAGTCCATTATTGCCCCAAACCAACAGAAAGCAAAAATAAAAACAGCCCCAGCCAAGCCGTAAATTAATTCAAGTAAATATTTATATTTATTATTCATCATTATCCACTAAAATAAACCATTATCTAAACAGTGTTGAATAAATATGTCGTACTGTTTATTAAAATGTTCGTCTGTTATTTTATACCAACCTAAAGCCGTTTTAACATTAATTAAGTCATAGCTTAGGTGTGCCTCATAATTCATTAATTCACGCTGAATTATGGCATCTAAGCCATTATCTTTTATATCTTGGGTTACTGCTTTATCATGCGCATCGCTAAAATCTTTATAATATCCTTGTAAACCTTCAGGTAAGCCGTATATTCCAGAGCCTCCACCTTTTACATCATCACAATTTAGGTTGTATTTATTTACGCCCTCCGAAAACTGTTCTTCATTGAAAGCAAAAAAGACTTTATGTTTATCATTTAACCCTTTTGTGCCTTCGTCTATATAATCACTTAAGTATTTCATTATTATTCCTATGTTATTGATTGTTATTGTTCAATAAAAGATTTTTTAATTTCTTTTATTTCTAGTCCTGTAGCATAGCTTATATTTTTCAGACCCTTCACGACTTCAGACCGATCCCAACCATTATTATAATTGGTATAATCTCGATCGTGGCTGTATGCTTCTTCTTTATCTTTTGTTATTATATTGATGTAGTTATTAACTACGTGAGCGTAATACATCTTAGTTATTCCTATGTTATTTATTTAAATTGGTCACCTTGACCGCTTGACTAACTTATAATTAACTAATAATATAAAACAAGTAAAAAGATTAATTTATTAAACTTGGTAGATTGTTATGTCTTGGAATGGTGATAAAAGAAAGATAAATGAGATATCCGCATCCACTCCCTTTGTAGTCCTCTGTCCTACAAGTCTGTAGTCTTATGTCCTACAGCGTGTAGTCCTTACGCTTACACTGTGTAGGGCTTTATGTTTATCCTGTAGGGTGCAGGGTGGATTCACAGATGTTGACTTTGGGGGTCTATCTTCAGGATTTTTTTACTCTTAATGTCCAAGTGTATAACAAGTATTACAAAGTATAGTGGTTACTAAAGACTGATGTAGGAAGTGTATTGTATTATGTGACGAATAACTATATAATTTATATACTTTATATGTTATATACAAGTGTTTTCTTTTCAACAATAACAAAGACTTACATCGTTACTTGTATAATGCAACTAACTCGTTTGTTAATCCTAAATAGTTATTTATATAAAAAGGTGGAAACTGAATTTTTTTTTATTCTTCTGTTAATGTTTTTCTTTTAGCTTCTTCTAATTCGAGTAAGGTATTTAGCCATTGTTTTCTTTTGTGTGGGGTTGGTTTGCCTCTACCCATAAGTTCTAAGCCCACAGCTTTTGCTCTTTTTCTTAATTGTAGTCTATCTGATTTATCAGCTTTAAATTGTGGGGACATTTCTTTTGTAAGTTTATTTATCTTTGTGCGGATTCGTTGTGATTCATCTTTAAATCGTGTTTTAGGTTTATCGTTACTTGTATCTCGTGGGGGTAGTTCGGTCTTTGAAACGGTTATCTTTTTTTGTGGTTCATCTACTTCTTCGTAATCAACTGTTTCTACTTCTTTAGCGAATAACTCGTATGGGGATTTTACTTCTATTTGGTACTTCTTAACGAACTTCCCATGCCTTTCGGCTAAATACCTTGCTGCTTGAACATTACCGCCTTGTGCTTCTCTAATCATTGCTACATCAACAAGTAATAAATCCTTAGTAATGTTCTTTTCAAAATGGGCTTCCATTTTTTCGTGGAACTCTCGGTCTTGTTTTATCCGAGTATAGCCTTTTCTTGATATTTTAAGTATGTCACATACTTCACCATCTGTAATGGCAGGGTTTGTGCCGACTAATTTAGCCGCCTGTGTTAAAAACGAATGATATGTTTCTTTTGTTAATGCTTTCATATTTGAACGACATCATCTATTGCTCCGACTGGGTCTAACATACAATAACATCTAAAATTACATCTACTCCAACCTGTTGCAGGCAATCCAAGATTAACCCATTCATCAAATGTTTGTATCTGTCCCTGTCTTGGTTCGCAGTCTGCACAATGTTTAACACCTCTTGCTACTATCCATCTGTATTCAGCATTATTGCCGTAAAATTCATTATATATCGACATCATCCCCAACCTACTCGCTTCTCTAATAGAATATCGGACTAAATCAGTCGTAGAGGTTAATAATATAGCAAATGCACCTGTTTTATTTCTCATCTGCTCGGATATGCGTGTAGATATTTGGGTTTGTGTTAAACCCTCAAATGTCATTCGCTCAATAGAAGATTCTAATGTTGCTGAGAATATTGCTATCTCAAATAAAGTTAATGCAAATAAGAACTCGAAAAAATCAATGTCATCCTCTGTTACATCATTTTCATTTAAAAATGTTTCTAAATAATCATCTACTTCATTTGGCAAAGTTTTTATCCATTTCTTTGTAAAATTCTTCTGATAACTTCTTTATATTCTCATCAAATTGTAGCCAATCTCTAATTGGCACACTTTTACCTGCTAAATCAATATTATAAGTTTTATCAAACCATATTGTAAATTTGTTTCGCTTGATTCGGTATGCTTCACCACTTCCCGAACCGAATTGTTTTTTTGAATCATCTAATGTTAAATCAAATGTTTCACCTTTATCCATTCCAAGATGATATTTCCCATATTCATTAAATTCTAAAGATTTATCTCTCTTTTTTGTTTTTATTGAACGATATAATCTTCCCGAATGCTTTAATGGCTTCGATGATGAAACTCTTTGCCCAAAATTGCCTGATAACCCCTCTTCTCTGATAAATTTCGTAACTTCTGAAATTGGCTCAAATTTTCCTTTCATAATCGCTTTCTTAGAGCCTTTCTCTAAAGATTTGATACTATTATTCAGATAATTTCTAATTAACTTAGGCATAGCTTTTTGTAGCTTACCTGCGTTATAGGTTATTTCAAAGCTAATTTTCACTTGTTTTGTATATTTTTCTTGGCAAAGTCCATTCCAAGCCGATGTGCTTTAAATATTCTTCCGAAATTAAGTGCAAGATTTGATTCGATGAACTCTTTTGCGAATTGCTTTGTGTCTTGCAAGATTTCTTCACTTCCGATTTCAATGTCTTTGATTCCAAATTCATTAAGCGACTTCTGTTCTTTGACGAAGTCTTTGAATAACTGATTGCTCTTGCCCATTTTCTACCTTGTTTTCTTTAATTAATGCTTTTGCCTGTTCAATCGTTAAATCTTTATTATAAGATTTTAATAATTTAGAATGTGATGTTAAATTATTATCTAACATAAACTGATTAAACATAATTTCATCTTGTGTAGATTTTGGATATTCAGGCTCTGTAAAGTCTAATCCTAAATCAGTTGGTAGTGAAATGTTGTTTGCGGACATAATCCCTTTTTCAATATCGTATATCTGATATTCATACATTTCCCATAAATCAACATAATCCTCATAATCTTCTCTGCGTTCTAAATCTCTTATTACTAATGCTATTCCACTTGGAACTTCACCACCTGAACGGTTAAAGTCAATATGTAGATGATTATTAGCCCCTGTTGTTTCCATAATAGTCTTTATAATTTCAATTAAACCTCTCATATCGCCTTTTGGAGAAACAATATCAAAAGATGCACCTTCAGGAAGTATTATCGTTTCATCCGTTCCTGCCCTAACAACACCACTATCAGCATAAACACCTGTAACAACAGGCTGACCAAATGCTTGGAAGCGACCACCTAAACATAATTCAGTAAATAATATATTTACAGCTTCATTTGCTTGGATAATATCAGAAGCACCTGAAACAAAGTGTGAATCAATTTGTGGCTCTCTGTGAATAAATGCAACAGGCAATACTCCGTAATTATGTTCAATCTCTTTAACAACATTTCCATTATTGTTGTATTGTACAAACTTCTCCGAATCTAAATAAACATAAGCAGGGTTTGATTCTTGTGAAACATCATCGGAGGATGAATTAATCTCATAACTGATAGCATAAGGAGTTAATGGATTTTCCTCTGTGGTAAAAGGGTGATAGTGATGAATTGGGTGATAGTCTAATTGCTTAGTTATCTCATTGTAAGATATTCTGACGGCTACCGTTCCCAGTAATTTAGCAAGTCTTTCAATATGCTTTAGTTTTACATTCTTAAACTTAGTTAATGCAGAATATTGGGCGGAAACATTACGAGTTGCCCCTGTTCTGTAAATCCGAGCCATTTTATTAATAAATCTATGGGTAAAATTAATAAATAATGGGGGGACTTCCTTGAATGCCTCTGCTTTAAACCTGTTTTGGATGTATTTAACTGTGTTTTCACCATCGTAATAATCAAGCATCTTTTCAATATGCTTTCGTCTTGCTTGGTGGTTACTAAGTTTTAAATCTTTTATAGATTCTTGTATTATATTCATCTCGCTATCACTTTCATTTGCATATTTTTAATAGGATAATGCGTTACAAAAAACATCCTTAGAGCATCCATACTATGGTCTGAATAACCATCTTTTAATGGATTTTCTTTTAAAGGCTTATTATCCTTGTCTAACTCATAACGATAGGCTTCTAAATCCTCAATAAGTCCTTTACATTTCTTATCAATATGGATTCTATGAACCCCATCAGCATTTTCAAAAAATGACCTAACATGGTCTATTCCTGTGGAAATAGAACGAGATGTCTTATCTCTCGGAAAACGGCAATATATACCGTAACTCCTCATTAATGCAATATCACCCATCCCTGATTGACTTTGGACCTGTCCACCTGCAGGGTCAGCGTAATACCTTGTTACTTGATACGGCTTTTGTAGTATTCTACGAGCCAGTATCTCAGTTTTTATATTTCTTTCATGGACTATTTCATCAATAATATTGATGTGTTCCAACCCATCCGTATCTATCCAAGTCTGCATCCATAAAACAGACGGCATCCGATAACCAAAATCCATTACACAATAGGTTTGTTTTGTAGGCTCGTGTTTATACTCTCCTACATGAGTGTCCCGTCTAAAGGATTCATAAACAACTCCCCCCATCGATGTAAAACTTGCCCCATACTCCTGTTGGAATACTTGGGGACTTAAATTTCGCCTAATTTCCTGTAAATCTTTATCCTGATAACCATCAGGGAAAGCATAGTTATTTTCCCAAGACGGAGAATTAAAAGAATGCCAATCTTCATCTTCTCTTTGTGATAAATCGTGAATCCAATTAAACCCGTGTGGAGTAGTAATAAATATTGCCCTACTATCTTTTTGGTCAGATAATGTAGGTCTTAAATACTGCTCCCATACAATTTTACGGATATAAGCACATTCATCCAATATTACTAAAGAATTTGATTCACCTAATAATGTTTCAGGTTTAGCGGCAGATTTACCCTGTATTGAACTGCCCCACTCAAATTCTAAATATTGGTCACGCTCAGAATACCTTTTAGGCTTCCATCCCATTTCAATAATCAATTTCTTATAAACCTCTCTAAATACCTTATTAGATAGTTCATAAGTCGGAGCAACAACCCAAATTCGTTTATTCGGTTGAGTTATAGTATAAACTGCTTCCATAGCAGAAGATAGTGACTTCCCGAATCTTCTACCACATACTGCAACCGTAAACCTATGTTTTTTATCAGGATAGTGCAGTTTCAATTGACCATCATGTGGCTCATATCCTATCTGCTCAAACAACTTTTTCTTAAATATTAATTGTTTATCCATTTAATTGTTGTATGTTCCCACTAAGTTAATTTAATATATAATAAGTGAATACTACAACATATAGTATAATTCATTTAAGAAACCACAATATATGGGGGGACAGATGTCCGAAGAACCACAAGTATCAAAGGAAACAGTAGTGGAAAATGATACAAAGAGTACAGAATCCAATGATAATTCTGAATTAATTGCAGAAAGCAAGAAGTATCGTCATCGAAGTCAGGCAGCAGAAGCGAAAGTTGCTGAATTAGAGGCAGAGATTAAAGGGTTTGCTGATGATAAGTTAAAGGAGAAAGAGGAATTTAAAACTCTTTATGAAAAGACTTTAGCTGAAAATGAGCAAAACAAGGCTTTGGCTGATAAATGGAATAACTTTGAAGCAACTAAGCGTGAAGAACTTTTAAGTAAGCTCCCTGAAGATGAAAAAGGTGTGTGGGAAAAAGCAGACCTAAATTTATTAGATAAATATGTATTAAAAATTAATACGAATAATAGTAACCCCGACCATGTAAACAATCAAGGGAGGAATAAAGCTCCTGAGAATGGTGGATTTGATTCTAAAACTGAATGGATAACAAAAGACCCAAATGGTTATAGAGAAGCAAGGAAAAAAGGGTTACTGAATTATTTCGGTAAATCGTAAAGGGTTTAAAAAATGGCAAATGAAACATTAAGTGCAAATATAGCGGGTTTAGTCGATGATATTCAAGCTGAATCGCTAATGAAATTACAAGATACGGCAGGTATTTTGGATATAGTAAGATGGATTGATTCATCTGGTGAAAAAGGTAAAACGGTTGATTTCCCTATTTATGGAACAGTTACATCAGGTGATGTTTCTGAAGTTGCAGAGGGAACAGACCACTCTACTAATAAGCAAGTTACAAATGCAGCAACATCTGCAACAGTAGCAGAACATGTTGTAATGGCAAATATATCAGACTTGTCTGTTATGTCCTCAACAAATGATTTGGTTGATGAGATTTCAACATTATTCTCAAGTGCGATGAGAGCAAAACTTGAAGATGATATTGTTGGTTTATTTGGTTCTTTTACTCAAACTGTGGCAGGGGCAGGAACTACTATGTCAGCCGACCATTGGTACGATGCTATAAGACAAATTAAAGCCAATAGTGGTGATTTAAGCAATTTAGCTGCGGTTATTTCTCCTAAACAATATTATGGTGCAAAAGGGTTAAGGCCTTTAATCTCAGGCACAACACATACAGGCGAATTATCTGAATCTTTTAAAAATAAAGGATTTGTTGATATGGCTTTTGGTATGCCTGTTTTAGTTTCTAATGAAATTAATGAAGATGTTGGTGGTTTTGGAGATGCAGCAGGGGCGATATTCTTAAAAGGTGCTGTTGGTTTACATACTAAAGGACTTATGAATATTGAGATTGAAAGAAATGCTTCTGCAAGAGCTTTTGAATTAGTTGCAGTAGGTCGATGGAAAGAAGTTGAATTAGTCGATGATTGGGCAGTTTATTTCTTATCAGATGTATCTTAATCACTTTAATTAATTATAGGATAAGGGGAGGGGATTTCTCCTCCCTTTTATATAAATATGAATAAGAAAAAAGACAAGATTTTATTAGAAAGACCAGATGGAAATATGGCTTATGTTAATAAGGATTTATTAAATCATTTATTAGCAAAGGGATTTAAAAAACCATCTAAGAAAGAGCCTGTTACACAAGTTAAGAAGAAGTCAAAAAAATAGGCTAATAAGTAACCTTACATCACAACTCATTCACGGCTTGTCAGCCTTAGAGAGGAAGTAAAATGGCATTACTACACAAAAGGACAGTAGCAGAAGCACTAAACGCATCAACAGGTGTGGGTGGTGAATGGACTGTTTCAACATCAGGAACAGCAGGTTCAAATGCTTCTGATACCAACACAATACATTTTTCAATTAGTGCAAACACAGCACAATTAGCAATTCATTCAGCAGTTGAGATATTATTTTCATTTACAGCAACAGATACGGATATTGTAGTTGCAAACGCAGATGATTTATTACTTCCTGCTAATACATTAACCTTTTTAACAGTACCAAGAGGATTGGGTGATACAGTTAAGTTAAACTATATATCTAATTCAACAACTACAGGTTCTGTTAGAATAGTAGAGGTTTAAATGTTAGGCGGAATGATGCAGTCTATTGGTGTAGGTGGGACTGTTGAAGCAAGTGAATTAAATTTATTAACGGATGCTTATATATATGATTCTACACGAGCTAAAAATTTCAGGATAAGGCGAGAACTTGCTTATACTACATTAGATGGCGGAGCTGAATTATTAAATTATAATGCCGGCCAACACGCTTTTCTAATTGAACTTTCTGAAAAGATGCGTATTGATTCATCAGGCAATGTCGGAATCGGCACATCAAGTCCATCTGCGAAACTTGACATAACTTCAACAACAAGTGGGTTTTTACCTCCAAGAATGACGGCAATTCAAAGAGATGCAATTGGTACTCCTGCAACAGGATTAGTTATTTATAATACGACAACTAATGTCTTGAATTTTTATAATGGCACATCATGGGGAGCAGTATAATGGCAAACTTTACAAGGACAGAAGCAAGAGCGAGTAATATCGTTAGAATGGAAAAGAAGATGAATGGTTCTACATTCGTTGGATGGGTATTTGGGGTTAATGATGCAGATGGTAATTATGTAGATTGGTTAGATACAGACACCTCTGATAGGGCAACAAAGACTACCATTAAAACAGCTATTGAAAATCATTTACAGACATTAGAGAAAAGGTCGGCACCTGTTGTTCATACCTTTTCAGATATAACTGATAAGGGAAAAGGTGAAACAGTCGGATAAAGCATTGTTAGAGAATTTGCACAATAAATTAAAGTTAATAGAACAAGAGTATTGGAAAACAATCGGTAAAATTGAGATATTGCAAGAATTAGATAAAAAAGAAGATGACAAGAAACTTCAAAAAAAGTGAATTAGAATGTGAATGTTGCGGAGTATGTAATATGGATGATACATTCATGGAGAAACTTCAATTATTAAGAGATAAATGCAGTTTCGGGTTTAAAGTCAATTCTGCTTACCGATGTGAAGAATACAATGCAAAAGTATCGTCTAATTCAAGAAACCAACACACTCACGGCTTGGCAGTGGATATTTCACTTAAAGACCGATATAAACGCTATACTTTTCTTTATTATGCCTTAGACATGGGATTTTTCAAAGATATTGCAATTGCAAAGACTTTTATTCACTTGGCTAAAGGCAATAAGCAAAACGGGATTGGGATATATTGATGAAAACTATTGAAGATACAAAATTTAGGGATAAGGTATTAATTACATTGAGTAGAACTGAAACGGAGATTAAAGCGATTAAATCGGATACAGAGCGAATAATTACAAGACTTGATAACCTTAGTGTTAAGGTGCAAGATAATGAACAAAAGATTTCAAAGATTAATGGCATAATGACTTTAGTATTTGTCTTTTTCGGGACAGTATTAGCATTAATGGGATTCTATAAATAATGGAAACAATGATACAGGAATTAGGTGTTGTTGGTGTTCTTGCAGGTGCGTTGATATTCTTAATTAAATATTTAACAAGTGATTTAAAGGCTGAAATTATCGAGTTAAAAAATATAATCATTAAATTGATTGATAAAATTAACAGACTTAAAGAAGTTGTTGATAAAAGGAGTTAATATGAATTTATTAAATTTAGTTACAAAGATAGCAGGTAAAAATAAAACTGTTGAGAATTTAACAGGGTTATTCGTGGGAGAAAATTCCAAGAAGCGAAATATTGGGTTCGGTGGGTTTGCAGTAACGGTAGTGTTATTCCAAGCAGGTTATATTGACTCTGAGCTATTTGATACGCTTATTATGGTATGTGCAG